GAATTGAAAATGCAAGTTCATGTCATAAACAAGGTTTTGGTCAATCACTTAATCAAGAAAGGATTTGAGATTGTTGAAGAATCCAATGGTGAATGGTTGTTGGAGTTCGAGTAAAGCATAAAAGAAAAACTTTACAACTTTGTAAAGAAAAAAGATTGACACTTGCTCCCAGACAGGGTATATTATGAATATAGAGTGAGGCGGTATTACGCAGGGTTCTACTGAGACAATATACGACCCGGACCAAGGAATAAGAGTCTTAAAAAGGAATACTTGGTCAATTGCAGGTTCAAATCCTGCCACTCTATTTTAAAATGAAGTTACCCCGATTGAAAGGATGAAGCGGGAGAGGGATAAACTCCATGATTGCTAATCTGCGGGTGGGAGCATTATTGCTCGGTTAGGTGGGTTGGTTACCTAACATTTTTAATTTAGTTGCTTTTTATGAGCAAAACGCCCACTCGGAGTAGGCACTATGACACATAAAAGCAACTTGCGGAGAATAAAGAATGAAAATAGGCGATCTCGTAAAATGTAGAAACGACGAAAATGCTATTTGGGGAATAGGGATCGTTATTGCTGAGGAAACAAGAATGGTTAAGGTTCTATGGTTCGAGCAAGTTTCAAAAGAAGAAGCTGAAGAAGAGGCTGATGGTTGGTTGTGGAAAACCAACTTGGAGGTGCTAAGCGAGAACAGGAGGAGCGATTCAAAATGAAAACTACATCACTCAAAACAATCTATCTTAAAGAACACGAACTCAAACAAGCAATTGTAGAGTATCTTGAAAAAGAACACGAAGACCTCGCACAACATCTCTATGATAACGAGTGTGAGATGGTTTGGAAATCAGAATATTTTGTTATTTCTATTGATGGCGAAACCGACGAAAAAGACTACTCTGTTGACATCAATATGGCAGCACAGAAAGAAATAAACAAGATGGTCGATCAAGTTAAATCTGCCGCTGTCAAAGCAGCACATAAAGTAATGGAACAACATGGCGAAGCATTTGAGAAACTTGCGGAGAATGAAGAATGAAAGTCGGTGATTTGGTAAAAAACGGACAAGGCAGTGTTGGCATAGTATACGGTATTGGATACGGTGGCAGATGCCGGAGTAAGGATAAATGCCCCTTCCCCAATCCAGACATTCACGTCTATGCTTCAAATGGATATGCGATTTGGAGCTATAACGCTTTGGAAGTTATCAGTAAGGCAACCTAATCAAAGAGAGCGAACAATGATTGTAAAAGCAGAAAAAAATGAGAACGGTGAACTATTTGTAATCTTCCCCCAAGAGTTTGTTGAAAGGCTTAAGTGGGACGAAGAAACAGAAGTGAACATGGACATTGGTGTCGCACTATTTGACAAGACACCAACGACAGTTGTGATAACAAAAAAGGAATAACAAATGACAACAGATGAACTAATCCGAGAAGAAATGCTAAATGCTCTGATTTCTGAACTCAGTGCTCGCGAAGCAAAGGCGAAGTCAACAATTCGTATTTATTTGAACAAACCAGTTGCAATTGCTGACCATAGTGATATATTAGATGAAGTCACCAAGTGGGCAAACTATGGTGCTGAGGCTCGTGATGCGAAGGAATTCCTAATCAGCGAGTTTCTTGTCAAGGAAGATGAAAAATAAAGTGAGAAGTTAGTTCGTTTTAGTTCTCTTGACTATTTACTATAAAGGGGAGCTAAAATGAGAAATGTTATTTACAAGATACGAATCGAAGGATGTGAAAGATTTTACATAGGATCGGCGGTTGACTTCAAAAAGAGAAGACTTCATCACCTATCAGAACTCCGCCGCTCTGCCCACAACAACAGACACTTACAAAGAATATTTGAAAAATATGGAGAAGACAGTTTCTCTTTTCAAATTCTGGAAGAGGTTTCAAAATCTGAGTATCTTTTGGAAGCAGAGCAGAAGTGGATTGATAAATTCGATTTCTCTCTGCTAATAAACATTTGTCAGAAGGCGGGCAACACTTTGGGTAGGAAACATACAGAAAGTGCAAAGCAAAAAATAAGCGAGAATCATCACGATGTTTCTGGCGAGAATAACCCAATGTTTGGGAAAAGGGGAAACCTTAGTCCGAACTATGGCAAGTCTCACTCCGAAGAGACAAAGAGAAAAATCTCAGAAGCCACCAAGGGCAGAGAGAGTGTCTGGAAAGATAAAAAAAGACCAGAGCATTCTGAACTTATGGCAGGTGAAGGCAACCCGTTCTATGGAAAGAACCATTCCGATGAGGCAAGGGCAAAGATATCAAGCAAAGCAAAAGAAAGAGTAATGTCAAGAGGTGGTCAAAAAATCAACATAGACATTGCTCGTGAGATCAGAGCGCGTTACAATGAAGGTGGGATTACAATCACCGCACTCGCAAAAGAATACGGACTATCAAGAACTTATTGTGGAAAACTTTTAAAAGGAGAATATTGGAATGAAGATTGATCCGGTCGCTGACAAAGTACCATACGTTAACCTACACGCCCATACAGTTATGGGTTCTATTTTTGATGCTATTGGATATCCCGAAGAGCATTTTAATTTTTGCTATGAGAATGGCGGCGATGCGATGGCGATCACGGATCACGGAAATATGAATTCCGTTCCTGCCGCTGTCCTACACGTCCAGAAAATGAAAGCGGAAGGCAAGAACTTTAAACCAATCTTTGGCGTGGAAGCTTATTTCATTCCATCAATTGAAGAGTGGAAGCACGAATATGAAGAAGCAAAGAAAGACAAAAAGCGAAGTAAAACACTTGCCAAAGAAGTTACTGCGACGACTGTTGAGGACGAAGCTGCGAGTAAGAAAGCAGTTCGAAACATTCTCAATAGAAGGCGACATCTTATTCTCCTTGCGCAAGATCAAGAAGGACTGAACAATCTTTTCGCAATGGTCTCAGAATCGTTCAAGCCAGGGAATTATTATCGATATCCCCGTGTCGATTATAAGATGCTAAAAAAGTATTCTAAGGGCGTCATGGCGGCATCTGCTTGCTTGGGCGGTGTCTATGCTGGAAACTTCTGGGAAAACCGCGAGGAGGGCGAAGAAGCGGTCCTGAACGCAATGCGAGACACCACAAGGAATATGATGGACATCTTTGGTGATCGCTGGTTTGGCGAGATTCAATGGAACAATGTCCCAGAGCAACATCAACTTAATAAGCACATCATTCAGATGCACAAAGAGTTTGGAATCAAGCTTATCTCGACATCTGATTCACACTATCCAAATCCAGATGCTTGGAAAGACCGTGAACTTTATAAGCGTCTTGGTTGGCTTGGTAAGTCAAAGCCTGCTTACGAAAGTTCAGATCTTCCAGAGGGGACCGAAGAAATTGGATACGAGCTTTATCCTCGCAATGGAAATCAAATGTGGGAAGCTTACAAGAAGTATTCTCAGGAGTGCGGAGTTGAATACGACGACAATCTTGTGCTGGAATCTATTACGAATACTCACATGATCGCACACCAAATGGTGGACGACTTCCTTCCAGACAACGAAGTCCGTCTGCCTGACTTTGTTGTTCCTGCTGGCGAGACTCCTGACTCTGCTTTGGAAAAGTTCTGTATGGAAGGTCTCCGCCTTAAAGGGCTTCACGATAATGAGGAATACACTGAGCGACTTCGTATGGAGCTTGGAGTTATCGCTGCTCGCGGTTTCTCAAAGTATTTCCTAACAATGAATCAGATTAGTGAAAAGGCAAAGCAAATGATGCTTGTCGGTCCTGGTCGCGGCTCTGCTGCTGGCTCTCTCGTTGCCTATGCTTTGGATATTACACAAGTAGATCCTCTTAAGTATGGTCTTCAGTTCTCTCGCTTCCTGCGAGCAGATGCCAAGGATTATCCAGATATTGACTACGATGTAGCGGACTCTATGCATCTGAAAGAAACTCTCGTTCAAGACTGGGGAGACGATAAAGTTGCCCCAATCTCAAACTGGAATACACTTCAGCTTAAATCTCTTATTAAAGACATCTCAAAGTTCTACGGCATTCCATTCACGGAAGTCAATGCTGTTACATCTGCAATGGTTGGGGAATCAATCGGTCCTGCTAAGAAAAAGCACGGACTTGGGGCGGGTCTCTATAATCCAACCTTTGAAGACGTAATGGAATTCAGTGATACTTTGAAGAACTTCTTGGCGAAATATCCAAATGTAAAGACTCACGTTGAAACGCTTGTCGGTCAAGTTCGTTCTTGTTCCCGACACGCTGGTGGCGTTGTGGTTGCTGAGAGTCTGGACTCCCGTATGCCACTGATTAACTCTGGCGGTGTTCGTCAGACTCCTTGGTCAGAGGGGCAGAACGTTCGACACCTTGAACCAATGGGTTTCATTAAGTTTGACCTTCTTGGACTCTCGACCTTGAAGATGATTGAGGGTGCTATCTCTCACATTCTTCGTCGCCATCATGGGATTGAAGACCCAACATTCCAAGACATTAAGAAGTTCTATGATGAAAATCTTCATCCGGATGTGATTGATTTGAACGACCAAGAGGTATATGAAAACATCTTCCACAAAGGAAGGTGGGCAGGAATATTCCAGTTCACAGAGTCTAGTGCTCAAAGTTTTTGTACAGAGGTTGGACCCAGAAACTTGATTGACTTAGCGGCAATTACCTCTATCTATCGCCCAGGTCCACTTGCGGCGAATGTTCACATTGATTATATTGAGTCCAAAAATAATCCTCAGTATGTCAAATATATCAACAAGGAGCATCAGGAAATAACGCAAGAGACTTATGGTTATCTTATTTTCCAGGAACAGATTGCCTCCATGGCTCATCGTCTTGGAAAGAACATCAGTCTTGATGAGGGCAACCTTCTTCGTAAGGTCTTGACCAAGAAAGGTACGGGCAAGGGAGCAGAAGTCAAGGAGTCACTACGTTTGCGATTCATCGAAGGTTGTGTTGAGAAGGGGATGAAGAAGACAACTGCCCAAAAGCTTTGGGAAAAGTTTGAATACTTCAACGCCTACGGATTCAACAAGTCTCATGCAGTTTCTTACTGTATTATTTCTTACCAGTGCGCTTGGCTTCTGAACTATTACCAGTCAGAATGGATGGCAGCATTCCTCGACAAAGAACCAGAGTCGAGAAAAGAAAAGGCAATCAACATTGCAAAGTCTTTCGGCTTCAAGATTCGCAGCCTGAATGTCAACTCTTCAGGCCGTGTCTGGGAAATCTCAGAAGATGGCACAACTCTAATCCAGCCACTCTCTTCAGTCAAGGGATTGGGTGATTCAGCGATTGACCAGATCGTTCGCAACCGACCATTCAATACAATCGAGGATTTCCTGTTCAATGAAAACGTGGTTTACTCAAAGCTGAACAAGAAGGCGCTTGATGTTCTTTGTCGCTCTGGTGCCCTTGATTGCTTGATGGATGATCGCTTCACTGGTGGAAAGCATTTCTGGTCTGCTATTTGTGTTGATCGTCCTCGAAAGCCAAAGAACCTGGAAGAGAACATTGTCATGTATCGTCCAGAAGGCGCATTCTCAGATGAGGAAAAGATTAGTTATCTTGTTGAGTTAACTGGTGTCTTCCCGTTCGACCGAGTGATGAAGGAAGATCTTTACAAGAAGCTAAAAGAAAATATGATCCCTTCCATTGCAGAATACAATCCAGATTACGGAGACGTTGTTTGGTTTATTCCTCGCAAGGTTGTTCCAAAGAAGACAAAGAACGGGAAAGATTATTGGATTCTTGAAGTTATTGACGATACAAACAGTCTTACAAAGGTCCGGTGCTGGGGCATTGGTGATCATGACATGGTTCACTTGAATCGCCCTTACATGGCGAAGTTGGACTACAATGGCAAGTGGGGATTCTCGACAAGAAATTTACGAAGGAATTTTAGGATTCTTGCTTGACGTGACCTAAAATAAGTGCTATATTGTATTTGTTCGCAGCACCCTCACCCAAACAAGAGAGCAACAAATGCAAACACTCGGCTATGCCTGCATCTGCATGAACCTTTCCAGCGGACCTAGGAGCACCAGGATCACCACTAACCGCAGCATGATCAAGCGCACTTTCCAGCAGAAAGGTTTGCCCTATGCTTCCGAGCTTGCTTTACAGAACTGCAAGGATCTTATCAAGATCCTCAAGTGGAATCACCAAAATGATATCCACTTCTTCCGTATGTCTTCTGAGATCTTCCCATGGGCGTCTGAGTATCAGCTAAGCGATCTTCCAGATTACAAAGAAATTTGTAAGGCTCTCGAAGAGGCAGGTTCTTTTGCCAGGTCAGTCGGTCAACGATTGACTTGTCACCCAGGTCCATTCAACAAGCTTACGAGTCCAAAGGAGCACGTTATCAAGAATACAATCCGTGATCTTGAGATTCATGGTGAGCTTATGGACCTTCTTGGTATGCCCAGGACTCCTTGGGCAAAGCTCAACATTCATGTTGGTGCGACCTATGGTGATAAACCATTCGCAATAAGTAACTTCTGCCGTAACTTTGAGAAACTACCTGAGTCAGTTAAGACTCGTTTGACAGTGGAGAATGATGATAAGGAGTCTTTGTATTCAACAGCAGAACTGGTAGATGAAATCCATTCAAGAATTGGAATCCCGGTTGTGCATGACTTTCATCATCATTTGTTCACGAACCGTGGCATGTCCCAGAAGGAGGCTCTTGGGCTTGCCTGTAAGACTTG